AAGACCCTTTGAACATGAAGGGGTAACATGCGTATCTGATATCATGGACCATACTGATTGGTATTGGTTGATCGGCGGCGCCAAACTTATTGAACAAAGTTGGCAATATATCAATGAAGTACACTTGACCCGAGTATATGACCATTACACTTGCGATACCTTTATAGATTTGCTATATCTAGAAGCTAACTTTACTAGAACATGGAGCGAAGTGTTCCCTGATCACAGATATGAAATTTGGAAAAGAAAATGAAACAGTACCATGATTTGCTTGAAGACATACTAAATAACGGTGAAGTCAAGGACGATAGGACCGGAGTTGGAACTATCAGCGTCTTTGGGCGCCAACTTAGATTTGATCTATCAAAAGGATTTCCGGCTGTTACTACAAAGAAACTAGCATGGAAATCAGTAGTAAGCGAATTATTGTGGTTTATAGAAGGGACAGGAGATGAGAGAAGACTTGCGGAAATTTTACACGGATCCAGAGATATTGAACGTGGTACGATATGGACAGGAAACGCTCAAGCAGCTTATTGGAAACCAAAAGCGGGATACGACGGGGATTTGGGACGAGTATACGGCGTACAGTGGAGACACTGGAATCAATACGTTGAACAAAAAGACTTTGGGCCTGCTCACCATGGAGGAAGAAGGATAGCAGTAGACAATCGTGAGATTGATCAACTCGCTAACCTGATTGAGGGCATCAAGAAGGATCCAAACGGTCGTAGACATATATTGACTGCGTGGAATGTTGCTGAACTTGATCAGATGGCACTTCCTCCCTGTCACGTTCTTGCACAGTTTTATGTAAGCAAGGGCAAGTTAAGCTGTCATATGTATCAGCGTAGCGTTGACGTATTTCTTGGCTTACCCTTCAACATCGCTAGCTATGCATTGCTTACGCATTTGATCGCACAAGTATGTGACCTAAAGGTAGGTGAACTTATCATTTCAACTGGTGATACTCATATCTACAGCAATCACGTAGAGCAGGTTAAAGAGCAACTGTCACGAGAAGAATACCCATTACCTGCACTTTTCCTTAATCCTGAGATAAAAGACATTGACAAATTCTCAATGGATGATATACTGTTATTTGATTATCAGAGTCATGGAACAATTAAGGCTGATATGGCAGTATGACAAAAACTATTGCGGTAATAGCGCACAAGTTCACAGTCAGTGATGTAGAAGATCCTGATATCTATGCGGCTGAACCTATCTTTGAATGGCAGAATTCAGACGCAGGCAAGTGGATGATGAAGAACTCTGACCCAACTCCGAGTTGGCATCAGATGACTGATATGGCATCGTGGGGAGTTAGATATTACATCAAAGGATATCTATCCCCTGAAAACTATACTTATTGGAAGTTGAAATACGAATGAAAACCCGTGAAGAAATCATCAATAACATGTGCATGACCTTTCGTCATGACTATGGGCTAGAAATCAGCGAAGACGATAGAATGTACACACTTATGTCAGGAATGACAAAGCGTGAACGTGAAGAATTGTACAACACGATGGCGCAAATCTTTGATAATGATATTGCACCTCTAGTAGATTCTGCTATGAAGTATGAAGCCGGTACGCATTGTCCTATCCCTCAAAACATTGAGCAAGCTAAGGGCATGATGCTAATTGCTGAAAATTATTTGAAAAGCCATTCATGAGAATTCTCGTCACTGGGGGCATGGGCCTCATCGGTCACAACGTTGTAAGCAGATTAGAAGACCTTGATCACGAGGTGCTAATCGTTGACAACATGACTACATATGGCATCATCCCCCAGGATGAACTTGACTACCTAATGGAAGAGCGTAGCAAGAAAATATATTCTGTATGTCAGTGGCACAATATTGCAAATCGCGGCGCCATTGATCATATCTTTGACACGTTTGAGCCAGAGATTGTGATTCATATGGCAAGCTTTCCTAGACAGAAAGTAGTCAATAAAGACCCTGCACTAGGTGCTAGAACTATGATGGAAGGCTTGTTGAATCTCTGTGAAGCATCAAAGAAGGTTGGCGCTAAGAAGTTCATTTACATAAGTAGTAGTATGGTCTATGGTGATTTCACCGATGACGTTACAGAGGATGCTGTATGCAATCCGCAAGGTCAGTATGGCATCATGAAACTTGCAGGAGAATGGCTTGTCAAAGATTACTCTCGTAAAGGTGATTTCAATCATACTATTATTCGCCCTAGTGCTGTGTATGGCCCACTTGATGTTGAAGATAGAGTCATTTCCAAGTTTATGCTCACCGCAATGCAGGGAGGAACTCTCTGCGTTAATGGCCCCACAGAAACCCTTGATTTCACCTACGTTGATGATGCCGCAGATGGAATCGTCGCAGCAGCACTCAGCGATAACACGGCTAACAAGACATACAATATAACAAAGAGCCACAGTAGAACCCTACTTGAAGCGGCAGAACTAGCAGTTAAGCTTGCGGGCAAAGGGTATATCAATGTTAGGGGCAGAGACTTAGATTTCCCTAGCAGAGGAGCATTAAACATTGATGCTGCTAGACGAGACTTTGGGTTTGATCCTAAAGTTGACGTAGAAGAAGGATTCCAAATTTATTATGAGTGGTTATCTAATTCCTCATTTTGGTCTAGCAAGACAACATAGTTATCTTAAAGAAGAACTTCTTAATGCAACTGATTTAGTATTAGCAACTGGGCAACTTATTGCCGGAGAACATACTAAAAAATTTGAAGAATGGTTGCAAGATAAAACGGGATGCAGATATGCATCTGTAACTCATAGTGGTACACAGGCACTAGAGTTTATCGCAAGATATTATTATGATAATTGGTTCTTAGAAGGAAGCGACAACAACCCTACAATTCGTATACCTAATTTGACTTATCCCGCTACGCTAAATGCGTTCATATCAACTGGTTGGAATATTGAGTTAGTAGATACCGATAGCAACGGTATAATCAAGCCTACCGACTCGCTTTCAGATTCAATTCTTAAGTACTCTTGCTTCGTTGGGTTATACGGCGCACTTCCTAATAGGTTATTAGACAACAACACGATAGTTGATGGAGCCCAGCATTGGCTAGCGGATTCTACTTTTTCAGGGTTACCGACCGCAATTAGTTTTGATCCTACTAAAAATTTATATGCGTCTGGAAATGGTGGTGCAGTGTTAACGGATGATCACCAGTTGTATGAGTTTATTGAAGAATTCAAGAACAACGGTAAATCGTTGCACAGATATGCAGGCACTAATAGCAAGATGAGTGAACTAGATTGCGCTCATTTACTAGTCAGAGCCAAATATATAGATCAATGGCAAGAGCGACGGAAACAAATAAGGTTATACTATCTTGAAAGATTTAGGGACTTGCCTATTCGCTGCTTAAGTAGAGGAATAGAACGTCACGCCGATCAAAAATTTGTTGTTTACTTATCGGATAGAAACGAGTTACAAGATTATTTATTGGAACAAGGTATTGAAGTTAAGACTCACTACCCTTATGCATTAAGTGAGCTACCTATTTCAACAGACGTTCAAATTAAATCTGATATGTTAAGCGTGAGTGCTATGTTGTCAAGAGGTGTTCTAAGTTTACCGATACATTCAGAACTTACTGATAATGAAGTAGAAGCCGTAGCGGACACGGTTTGCAAGTTCTTTGATAAATAATATTGTTATGTCAATATTCTGGATTCTTACTTTTGTTCCTAACTTCGTTTTCAACCTAGCCCTTATTGTTGGGGTGCTTGGGTTAGTAGTTGCTGCCGTCGCAGGAAGAGTCCCGTTCATATCTCAATATAAGCTCCCTATTCAACTTCTTGCATTTGCTCTTACTATCGTAGCCGTCTTCTTCCAAGGCGCTCTAGCATATAAGCACAGTGTTGCGGCAGAAGTGGCTGAACTTAAACTAAAATTGAAGAATGCAGAAGTCAAGTCACTACAGACTAATACTGAAATTGTAGAAAAGATTGTCACTGATACACAAGTCATTCGTGAGAAAGGCCGAACAATCACTGAATATGTTGATAGAGAAGTTGTAAAATACAACGAAGTGTGTAAGCTTCCAGCAGAAGTGATTAACGCACACAATATGGCAGCTACATTAAATCTCAATGAAGGTGCTACTGAGGAACAACCAAAGTGAAGAAGTTACTAATTCTTCCCCTCTTCCTATTGTCAGGATGTGCAGTTCATGTTGAACCAGTCACTGCTAAGTTTCCGGAAGCTCCTGCTACTTTGCAAGAAAAGTGCGCTGATCTAAAAGAAGTTGCCGAAGGTGCGTCACTGACTGAATTCACTAAAATAGTAGTAGAAAACTACATCCTGTATCATGAATGCAGCCGTAAAGTTGAAGGCTGGCACGAGTGGTATACTAAGCAAAAAGCTATTTTTGAAGAAGCTACCAAAAAGTAATCTTTAGTCTAGTATGATAAATACTAGATAACAACGGAAGATTACTATGGCTACCCAAGAAATTATTAACATTGGTACACTACCTAACGATGGCGAGGGCGATCCGCTAAGAGTAGCGTTTGCTAAAATTAATAATAACTTCTCCAATCTTTTCCCTACTGGAATAAACACAAGCAGTTCTTATACTAATGGGAACACACCTGGTCAACTTATCTTTGAAACAAATGCAAATACCTTTACAACGGCGCAACTTTATATGTATGCTGCTGACGCCGAAGGTAATAGCAGTCAGTCAATGCAGCTTAACGCACAAATTAATCAAGCGTTAGATGATGCAAAGTTCAGCGCAGTTGGAACCTCAGTATTTGGGACTCCACTGACAACTTATAGTATGCAGGTATCAGGTGGTAACGTTCAGCTATTGGCAAACCCACTAGTGGACTCAACTGTGTTTCACTTCATCGGATCTCAGATTCTTTGGATCGGAGCAAATGTTCCTGGATTGTTAATGGGTCTTGACGGATATGTTGATTCAGTAATGTCTACTGAAAACGATTTGAACGTATCAACCGAGCAAGCATTCTAATGAGAGCATATGAATTCATCACGGAATCGGTTACGGATGGTTTAAATGTTGCATCCTATGCGCTACCAAATACCTATATCATTCCTGAATTGAAGAATAATGACTTCTACGAATTGTATAGATTCGGAGTAGCAATTGCAGATGTTCGCGGAACAAGCGGTCCTGATGATGGTGTGCAAAATGAGTTCAAGCACGACTTTAAAGCGGAAAGTGTTTGGGGAGAGAATCAAGTAGTATCTTCTGAATTTGACGCTGATATTGGAAACATTATTGATCAGGCATTAGCAAAAGTAGGCAAGCGCGGCAAAAAATCAGTAAGTACGCCGGGCAGCGATGAGATACCAAATACTGGTACACAGTCTACTCTTAAGCCATTTAAGGGCTATAAAAAATGAGAGCGCACGAGTTTATAACTGAAGGCAATAAGGGGAAAGTATCTGCCCGCCAGCAGCAAGCTACGGTTGGACTAAACGTGTTTGCGA